AACCTCTAATTGAACAAGAAAGTGAACCAATGTCAGAAAACATTGAACTTGACGTTCGTACCGCTCTTGACGAGGTTGCAGAACTGCGCCGCGTTGTAGAGGCTGGGATGACCGTTGCAACCGCACCAGCAGCAGACACTAAGTTCCGCAGCCAGGGCGAATTCGTAAAGGCTCTAGCATCAGGCGATGCAGACGCTAAGGAACTAGCAGTTCGCGCAGCTTCAACTTCTGCAGACACTGTTGCTCTACCAGGCTGGTTGGGTTACATCGACAACCTAATCGTTAACAACCGTCCAACCGTTTCAGCATTCTCACGTGGCGCACTTCCAGCCGCTGGTCTAACTGTTGAGTACGCACAGGTTTCTTCGAACACTCTTGCAGTGGGCGTACAAGACCCAGAGAACGAAGCACTATCATTCGGTAACATCTCAATTGACACCACTTCGGCATCAGTTGTGACTTACGGTGGTTACACCTCATTCTCACGCCAGACCGTTGAGCGTTCAACTGTAAACTACCTAGACACTGCATTCCGCGGTCTAACAATCCAGTACGCAAAGGCAACCAACTCAGCACTTGTTGCTGCAATTGGCGCTCTTGACTTCACTGGTAAGACCTTTGATGCAGACGGTGGCACAGCTGCTTCTCTTGCAGAGGGTGTTGCTAACGGTTCTGCTTATATCTACGCTCAGACTGGTCTACGCCCAGAGTTCATCTTGGCTTCAACTGACTCATACGTGAAGTTGATGACAACCGCTGCAGGCGACGCTCGCCCAGTAGTTCTACAGGACGGCGCTGGCGTTAATAACATTGGTGCGGCTAACATCCCTGGACTATCAGGATCATTGTTCGGTCTGCCAGTTATTGTTGACCCTGCTCTTGGCACCGGTGTTGTTTACCTAGCAAACAGCGCAGCAGTTCAGACTCTTGAGTCTGCAGGCTCACCTGTTCGTCTATCATCAGGCGACATCACTACCCTAACTGACGACATCAGCGTTTACGGTTACATGGCTATCATCAAGCCATTCCTAGGCGCTCTTGTTAAGTTGGATGTAACCGCGTAATAACGCTTTAGGAGATTTGAATTGCCTGCTGTAACTTTGCAAGAACTAGCCGACTATGTTGGCACAGATGACTTGTCGTCTTTTCTAGAATCTTGCCTAGATGCCGCTAACGCGCATGTTGGACGTTACATCGGTGAAATTGACACCGTACCTAACGACATTCATGAGCAGGCAATTCTTATCTGCGCATCAGAACTGTTTCACCGCAGGTCTGCGCCTAATGGTGTTGCACAATTTGCAAGCATGGATGGCTCGCCAATTAGGGTCGCTAAAGACCCTATGAATGCGGTTTATCCGTTGCTGATGCCGTACACAGGTTACGCAGTATGAGCGAGATTAACGACGCTAAGGTTCAGTTCAAAACTGACTTAGCAGCTGCTGGGTTGAATGTTTTGGAGTATGTTCCGGAACGCATCACGCCTCCAATTGTTATCTTGAACGCTGCAAGCCCTTATGTGACTACGGCAGAGTTTGGCGAATACACTCTTGGTCTTGAACTTGTTTTAGTGGCTTCAACTGCTACTAACAAGAAAGCAACCGAAAACCTAGATCAGCAAATCGAAGACGTTCTAAACGCAATCGAACCGCTAAACTATGTTCGCCTTACATCGGTAAACCAGCCTTACAACTTGCAAACAAACAACGCTGAATACCTAAGCACAAACGTTTACGTACAACTAGCAATTTCAATTTAGAAAGGTGCCAATAATGGCAGCATCAACCCGTATCAAAGCCCAGAACATTCTGTTCAAGTTCGGTGCTACTGAATACGCATGTGACGCGAACATGGTAGAACTAACTCTTGACGACGCACCAGGCGACGTTCAGACATTCTGCGAAGTTCGAATTGGCGGTCAGTGGTCACTGCAGCTAGACGGTATTACTTCTGGTGATTCAGCAAGCCTTTACCGCGTTCTATGGGATAACTTCGGTTCAACCGCAGTATTCACCATTGCGCCTAACGGCAACGCAACACCATCAGCAAGCGAACCTCACTACACCGGTACAGTAGTGTTTGACCAGTTGCCACCGCTATCTTTGACTTCAAACGAAATCGCAAAGTTCAGCGTGACACTAACCGTCAAGAACACACCGCACACACCTGCATCAGACATCTACTACGGCGTGGCAATCGACACAACCGCGTAACATGTCTAACGCGTCTGGCATCAAGGTAAAAGGTTACAAGTCAGGCATCAAGGCTCTACAGGCCATTGGTGTACCTGATACGGAAATCAAAGCTGCTGGCTCACAAGCCGGTGACATTGTGGCCCGAGAAGCCCGAACCTTGGTGCCAGTGCGCACAGGCGCACTTCGCAACAGCATCAGAGTTTCAAAGGCACTAACTAGAGTTTCTGTTTCGGCAGGTAACAACGGTAAAGTGCCTTACGCTAACCCGATTCACTGGGGTTGGTTCAAACGCAACATCAAACCACAACCGTTTTTTACTAAGGCTCTAGGTATAACTAGGGATGAAGTTTACCGGAACTACTACCGTACCGTTGATACACTTATAGCGTTCAACTCTACGAAAGGCACAGAAGAATGAATCAAGATTTTTTTAGCACACTCACACTTGACGAAGTTGAAACTATTGAGAACCTATCAGGCACTCCAATGGATGAACTTATGGGCGCGGGTAAAGTAAAAGGTAAGGCACTGAAGGCAATCATTTGGGTTGCTAAAAAGCGCACTGATCCTAATTTCAAAATGGAAGATGCTGGCAAGGTTACTTTCAGCGAGGCACTTGAATTGTTCAAGGGTGTCACTGAAGACCCAAAAGCATAAAGCAGCTGCAAGCCGAGAGGATGGCGCGGTTCTGTTTGTTGACTAAGATGTCACCTACAGAATACCGGGCTTTGACTCTCCAGGAGTATCAGGCATTTATTGGTGTCTGGAATGAGATGAATGAGGTAAGGGAATGAGTTTAGTTCTCAATGTCGAGATTCTAGGCGAGTTCAAGAACCTCACAGCTGCAACTAAAGGCGCACAGTCGCAACTTACTGCGATGAACAAGAGAGCATCATCGGTTTCTAAAGGTATCACTAAAGCCTTTGCTGCTATCGGTATCGGTTTCTCTTTGGGTGTTATCAAGCGTGAATTAGAAGAAGCCGCTAAAGCCGCTGTTGAAGATACCAAGTCAATGACTTTGTTGGCTACTGCCATGGAGAACACTGGTAAGGCTTCAAAGGAACAAGTTGCCGAAGCCGAAAAGGCTATCAAGTCTATGCAGTTGCAGTCTGCTGTTGCTGATGATGATCTGCGCCCGGCTTACCAAAAACTATTTATTGCGACTGGCGATGTAACCGAATCTAATAAACTTCTGCAGGTCGCTCTTGACGCATCAGCAGGTTCAGGTAAAAGCCTAGATGCTGTATCGCAGGCCATGGCTAAGTCTTTGGCCGGTTCAGATACCGCTTTGTTCAAACTTATTCCATCGCTAAAGGGTGCTAAAGACCCTATGGCTGAATTGGCTGCCACTTTTGAAGGTGCCGCTGCTGCAGCTGCTAACACTGATCCTTACCAGCGTATGCAAATTATTTTTGGTGAAATGCAAGAACAAATCGGTATGGCTCTTTTGCCTTTGTTGGACAAATTTTCTACATGGTTGGCTACGCCAGAAGGTCAAGAAAAACTTCAAGGAATTGTTGACTTCTTTGTTTTGATTTTGCAGGAATTTGGAAAACTTGTTGCATACATTATTGAGAATAAAGACTGGTTACTACCAGTTGTTTTAGCATTGGGTGGACTTGCAATTGCCTGGCAAGGTGTTACAACTGCTATTGGAGTCGCTAGAACTGCACAAACTCTATTTGCAGCAGAAGCGGTTGCAAAAGCCGGTGCAGCGATGGCAGCATGGGCACCATTAGCAGCACTTTTGGGTGTTGCCGCTGTTTCTGCGTGGGCCGGTGAAACATTACAAACAAATACTCCGGCTTCACAAAAAATTATCGGTGGTGCTTTCGGTATAAATAGTACGGCGTCACCTTCTGCCGGTGGCAGCAACATGAGCTTCACCGCACCAAAAACAACGGCTAAAGCCACAGTAGTGAATGTTAACGTGAAGGCCGTAACCGATGCCAAGGCAGTTATCAAGACTGTTTCGCAATTTCAAAAAGCCACAGGCACAACACTTGCACAGGCGTTGCGATGATCCCAGATTTCAACATTGCAACAGACCTAAAAGTAGAACTATACCTACCAGACGAAGCCAGTGACCTATTCATTCTCGGTGTTAGCCTTCTTGGTGGCAGTGATGTCTTGGCCGGAGTTGGTCAGTTTATTGTTGGTGTTTCTGATTTGGGTGGCACAGACC